ATCATTTAAATTAAGTTTGCTTACTTCAAGATATCCTCTGAAGAACGTATCAAAACCTTCATCGTTTGTCCGAGCAGTGAGCTCGCTGGTATTATCTGTTGGTGCATATGCCTCAATACGGCAAAGTTTGCGGAGGTCATTAACCATATGGGAAGCATTACCTGCAGAGCCACCAACTCCGAGTACGAATACTCTTCCTCCCTCGTTTTTAGTTTCATTTAGTACCTTTACTAAAAATTCGATCTCATCTGGTTCGATTTGAGATGCAATACCTATTACTTCATTAAAATAGTCTTCAACAAAATTCATCATATCCTCATTTGTTTATGGTACCACCAGAAGCGACACCAAACTCTAATATCATTCCTTCTTTTAAACGAGAATCATGTAAATGATCTTCGAATCCTCTATGAGGAGCATCTGATATTCTACTGTCGAGTTCAGTCATCAACTGTTACTTCTGTATATTGTTGTTCAACAGGAGTTGCATCAGGTGCTTGACGTTCTAGGAAGCCAACTTTATAGTTAGTACAACCGAAGTACTTAATAGCAAGCTCAATAACTTTTGCTGGGTCGAATGTTTTACATGAAAATACGTCCATATAAAATACGCCATCAGCTGGTACAAAGTGTGCACAAATGTTAGAAGTTTCAATCAACTGTACAAGAGTGTAGCCTTCCTTGTTACCTGAACCGAAACGAACGATCTGTGGTTCACCATAAGCGACCATATCAATATCAGTAACAAGTTGCTTTGTAAAAGCATAGATGTTATCATGGCTGTCAATAAGCTCTGCAGCTGCGCCAGAAGCATCAAAAATCAAATGGTATCCCCAGTAATCAGACATTTTCTTTCTCTCCTAGTTTTGTAATAAAATTTAATTTCTTTTCAGTTTCCCAATCTTTAAGATAATCATTATCTTCATCGAAAATCTTAAGGTATTCTTCTTCAGTAATCTCGCGATAAGAACTGATTTGCTCACCAATATGTAACTGGCTAAACTCAATTGCTTCCTGCATAACTACTGTATCGAGAGCATGCTCAAGCACATCTTCGACTTCTACAACATAACGCATGCGATGCGAACTGATCGCATCTACCAATACTAATTTTTTCATGCGTAGTTTGGTAAAATTTGTACGTAGTGAACAGAATCAATACGGAAAGAACGCCAACCACCAACTTCAATATCCCATGCGGCGATAACGTCTAAATTTTCTGGCTTCTTATGCTGCTCTTCTAGATGACCAAAATCTGTTTTCGGTGGGCAGTATTCAGGCATCAATGTGCATTTCATAAGACGTTTCGTACCATCGACTTTATCGAATGACACTTCAATAACATTAAATTTAAGATCTTTAAGAATTTCTTCTCGTTTGTATAGTGGATTGGTCATGATGTAATTGCCTCGTTCAATAGTTGTTTCGTATCATTGTTGGTTTCATTAATCTTTTCTATTAATTGAGTATAGCCTCCAATGTGAAATCCGTCAAGGACTATTATTGGATAAGATTTTGCATTTGGAAATTTATCCATAATAATTTCTCGAGTAAAATGCTCGTTTAGTTTAAACTCTGAAAAATTGATATTATTTGTTTTTAAGACGTGTTTTGCCTTTGTACAGTAAGGGCAATCTGGTTTTGTGTATACTTCAACCAATCCTATACTCATAATCTTTCACTCCAATATTTAATTTTATGTTCTTTATTATCAGGATCGTAACCAAGTTTAAACATATCATTACGAACTAACATTTCTAATTCACTGTAAATCATAACTTTCATTACAAACTTAACTCCTGATCTTTTATAGAGGTTTCATATTTATTCATCTTATCGAGGTATCCACGGTTACGAAGTTCTTTAAATACAAGATTTTCAAAACCAAACTCACCGCCAACAGCAATGGATGCTGCTCTCATATCAGCTATCTTTTTCTTTAGGTCTTTAAATGCCGATAGATCCATTTTGTGTTTAATCATATCGTCAATCATATGGGTATAGAACAAAACTTTCTTTTTTAGATTTTTATCGTTTTTAAAATCTAAATTTTCTAAATTTGGTTTCTGTATCCATTTGTTGTTTTTTAAACTGAATACGCCTTGACCTTTAGCATAACCACCTTCAGAGTCTTGAGCGTAAGGTTCAATAGGGTAGCCCAATATTGTTATATCGTGTGTAAGAGTCCATAGAACTTTTTTGCTTTGTAGATATTCATCAACAAATTCTCTATTAGGATTTAGTGCATTTCTATCAATAACAACATGAACATCGATATCTGATTTTGGAGTGTAATTGTAATTTGTATTACCTCCAATCATAATAATATCTTTAATCATTTTTGGCGGTATCTTGGCGAACTGTGCCCAAGAGTCAGCAAAGTCTAAGAGTTTCTTTCTTACATTAGACTTCAGTTCCCAACCATTCCAGAGTTTAGGATTCAAATCACTATGATACTCAAGACTAATCTTAGTTTCATTCAATCCTAAAGTATTTTTTATTGTTTTTAATGTAGATGACATAGATATATCCTTTTTCTTATCACCTATTTATTTGGCGGAGAGTGTGGGATTCGAACCCACGAAACCATTTCTGGTTCGCTCATTTAGCAAACGAGTGCTTTCGACCACTCAGCCAACTCTCCTAATTCCTATTCCTTTACTATTTCTATTTTTAATTTAGCTGTACCAGTTTCGAAGAAACCTAATGCTTTGGCTACGCCACGAGAAACATCTAGATCTCTTCCTTTAACAAATGGTCCTCTATCATTAATTCTTACGATAGCTGTTTCATTTGTTTTTATATTAGTCAATTTTAAAATAGTTCCAAAAGGGAGAACTCTACTAGCAGCCGTAAATCCATCTGGATCAAATTTTTCACCGTTAGCAGTTTTCTTTCCCTCTTGGTACCAAGAAGTTTTTATAATTTTATCTTTAGCATAAGCAATATTTGTACAGCTGGCGAATAGCACTATTGCTAGTGCCAATACCAGTTTATATGTAGACATTTATTTTCTATTATTCCTCCGTGCCTTACGCTTCGCAGATCCGATTTTCCGACGACCTTTGCGTGGGCGATTTTTTCTTTCGTGCATTATATACTCCTTTGTATTTATATCAATTAAGCGGCGAGTAGTTCTTTAAGTCTATCAGCAGCATATGAAGCAGCAAAAGCATTAGGTTTAACAAGAGGAATAACATTGCACATTCCACGAATATACCCAGTGGCTTCATTGATAACGCAAGAAGACCCGTGATGCTCATCAGGATTAATATCCAAGTGGACTTCAACATTTCTATCCTCTAGTACCTCAGCTAGTTTAATATATAGTTCTGCAATTTTATATACTTCGTTCATAAGACGCATACGTGGTTTATCTTTTTGTTGATCATAATCACGTTCACGAATTACTTCTCCGAAAATCTTACAGCCACGATTACCATCTATGTGTACAACAACTGCTAATGTATAATCGGCATGCCAAACATTATTGATTAGGAATCGTTCCGAGTCAGCACCAATATAAATTTTAGTTTCTGGTGACTGTGCATCGATAAACTGTTTTACTTCTTCTAAGTCGATTTTCTTCATTTTACACCTATTATTTGGTGTCCCCTGCCAGACTCGAACTGGCACTCCGAAGAAGCAGATTTTAAGTCTGCTGCGGCTACCGATTACGCCAAGGGGACTATTTCGGGATGTGTGACCTACTAACTTTCACTGATATCCATTCATTATAATAGCCTTTATCTTCTAAAACGTCAAGTGAAAATTGCATCTTTGCCTCGTGATAATTACACTCGCCTTTGGTTTTACACAATCTTAAAATTTCTCTTCTGAAATTATGTGCACCTAATAATTCGACGTCGGCTTTTAGTTCTTTATTAGAACCATAATAATTTTTCCAATCTGATTCAATGGTTGTTTTTTTCTTTTTACCTTTGATCTGTTTGGTTCTTTTAAATTTGAGCAGTTTCTTACCGATATATTTTTTACCGCTTGACATATTTACAATGAGGTATACGAATCCTATGTAATCATCTAGGATTTCTGAACTAACTGCTTGTCCTTTGTGTAGCCAAGGATTATCGTAGCTTATTTCCAATATACCAATTCCATTCGTCCGTCAAGATGCTCAACTATGGCGGAACAGGTTTCAACCCAATCCCCACAGTTTATATAGCTTATTCCTTCGACGTTTCGAATGTTTGGATGATGTATATGCCCACAAATGATACCTTGGACATTTTTAATTTTTGCGTATGAAGCTAAATTCTCTTCGTATTTGCCAATAAAGTTTACAGCTTTCTTTACTTTATATTTTGCCCATGCACTTAATGACCAATGAGGTAAACTGAAAAGGTTTCTAACTCTAACAACAGCAACATTAACATAGATAAGCATATCATATGCCCAGCCACCTAAATGTGCTAGCCATTTCATTTTATTAATAACTACGTCAAATTGGTCACCGTGTAATACGATATATTTTTTACCATCAACACCTTCATGAATACATGTATCGGTTAATGATATGTTACCAAATTGATGTTCGCCAAAACTACGAAGAAACTCGTCATGATTACCTGGAAGATAAACAATTTTAGTATCTTTGCGAGCTTTGCGCATTATCTTTTGTATAACATCATTATGTTCTTGTGGCCAATAAAATGATTTTTGTAATGCCCATCCATCAATAATATCGCCAACCAGATATAGCTTTTCACACTCGAATGTTTTTAAAAATTCAAGTAGCTTATCTGGTTGGCTCATTTTAGTCCCGAGATGGGTGTCCGATATGAATACCGAACGATACTGTATCATCAGAATCGTTCTCTATCCTGATCGTCCCAATCTTCATCCTCGTTTTCTTCTTCGGCATCCCAATCTTCGTCATCACTAGCGTCTTCAATGATTACATCAAGAATTGGATCAATACCGACAAGATCAGCATTATCAATATGGTTCTCTTCTAAAACTTCAAGAATACCATAATACACTTCGGTACGAAGATCATCATCTTCAATAGTAAGTTTAATGGATTCTAAAATTTCTGTAATTGTAGAAATAGTGCTCATTTATTACTCCTTACATTGCTTTTTCTTATCATCAGCAAGAGTCTTTAGATCAGTAGTAATCACAGGATTCTTAGCTGTTTTGGAGTCGGGAATAGGGAACGTCATACCAGTAAGTTTTTCAATATCTGCCACAGTCACCTGATACTGAGTGTAATCAGAGTTTAAGCCATCTTTGTGTGGGAACAAGAAAGCATAGGTTTTCTTGGTCACATCATCAATTAAAATTTTATATAGGTAATCTGGTACAACAACTTTGTCGACACCAATAGTTTTTGTACCACCAAAGTTACCAGCATATTCTGTGTGCGGATGCTTAGTTGAATATACCCATGCACGTGAAGCTGATTCTAGGTTCTTCCAAGTACCACGATTAACAGAAGGAAGTTGTGGGCTCATATTAGACATAAGGAATGACTCATGTTCAACCTGTGGATCCCAAGACATATCAGCATCATTAGCTAGGTGGCCTTGGTCATATCCAGAAGCAGCATAGTCAGATGGCTTGGCTGAAGCAGGTAACGATTGGTCAGCAGCAAATGCATTAGTACGCTCAACACAACCAATAGCATGATCAGGCGTTAAAGTCCAAGCAACCCAATCTGGAGTATGAGTATTCGGATTAAAAGCAAGTTCATAAGCTGCACGACAAACTACAGTATCACCAGCCTTCACACTTGGCTGACCGTAAGGAATTTGAGTAGCGCATGATGTAACAGGATGAGGAGGAACTTGGTCAGCTGCAACAGCATAAGAAGCAGCTGCTAAAAATAAACTAGAGAGAAAAATTCTTAAAACTTTCATTTGTCAGATCCTTTTTAACACCGCCAACAATGTAGGAAGATATTTCCGTTTCTTGTGGCGCAACTTGAACTTCAGAACCGCTGATCCATTTTTGAGACCATGGCAATGGATTAGAATTACTTTTATATATAGGCGAAAGACCAACAGCTGTCATACGTTTATTGCAGATCCATTCAACGTATTCATTCAATAGATGTTCATTAAGACCAATCATAGAACCATCTTGGAATAGATACTTGGCCCATGCTTTTTCTTGCTCAGCTGCATCTTTAAACATCTTGATAGATTCATCACGTGTTTCATCACGGATACGAGCAAAATCAGGATCGTCAGTTGGCAATACCTTTAGTAGCTGTTGAGTGCCAGCAAGATGAAGGTTCTCATCGCGAGCAATCAACTTGATGATCTTAGCATTGCCTTCCATTTTTTTTAATTCAGCAAATGCCCAAGAGCATGCGAAGCTGACATAGAAACGAACACCCTCAAGAATGTTGACTGACATAAGCGTAAGCCAAAGTGCTTTCTTATGTTCGTAACTGGCGTTTGTATTATATCCATTCAAGCCATGGAAATTATTCATATCAATCAAGTTATCATAGTACTTGCTGATATCACCAGCGCAGTCTACAATTTCTTTCATATCCATCATACCATCAAAAATTATAGACGGGTCGGCGTATACGTTCCGAATGATGTGAGTGTAACTGCGTGAGTGAATAGATTCGCTGAACGCCCATGTAAGGATCCAGTTCTCGAGTTCAGGAAGTGAGCAGATAGGACCAAAGGCAGCTGTTGGGGCACGTCCTTGTACTGAGTCAAGAAGGATCTGTCGTTTAAGATTGGAGGTAAAGATGTGCTGTTCATGAATAGTCAATCCTCTAAAATCTTTTGAATCACGTGTAACGTCAATTTCTTCTGGACGCCAAAAAAAGCCCAACTGTTTCTCAGTTAGCTTTTCGAGAAATGGATATTTTTGTTTATCATAACGAGCAATCGTTACGGGATCATCAAAGAATGCATAAACCTTTGTTGGATCTTTACGGTTAGTTGAATCAAATACACTCACGCTGCTTTTCTCCAGTACTTTTTAGCATCATAATCCATATAGCCTTCTGGCATTTCGTATAGCTTTTTAGTATCAAACTCAAACAAACATGGTGTAAGATTATCTTTAGTTTTTACATGAACGATAGTTAGTTCTAGTGCTTTCTCGATTTTATAAAAGATCTCTTCGTGTGTAAGATTGAGTTTATTCATTTACCATCTCCCGTCGTCTATGTAAAAGTGAATGCCGACAGGTCCAGCGACTAATCTAAAAACAATAATCAATCCTGGATCCATATCGGATTTTGTATTAACATAATAATACGTTCTCCATTTAAATGGATTTAAATAAAGTTCAATTTGAAAATCTGAATTTTTAATATAATTAATTAAATTTTGCATGATTCACAATCTTCATCATCAATTTCACCAAGAGCCAATGGAGTGCCGACATCAATTTCACCAGCACCATCATTTGTATTAAAATAATATAACTGTTTACCGCCATACTTATAGAACATCAATAGATGCTGAATCATAACACTCATTGGAATTTGTTCTTCGTCGTAGTATTTTGGGTTATAGGAAGTGTTGACTGATATTCCTTGATCAATAAACTTTTGCAGCACGCTAGCGATCTTAATGTATCCTTCTGGGGAAACTTGGTCCCAAAGTAAATCGTACTTTCTCTTAAGTTTTCTAACTTCGGGGACAACCTGTTTAAGAACTCCGTCCTTGCTTTGCTTAACAGATACAAGAGATCTGACAGGCTCGATTCCGTTGGTTGAGTTTGAAATCTGAGCACTGGTTTCCGCTGGCATGAGAGCCATGAGCGTGGAATTACGTATGCCATATTTTTTAGCATCCTCTCTTAATTGATTCCAATTCATATTATAGACTGGATCGACTATTTCGTCAACTTCTTTTTTGTAGGTGTCGATTGGCATGATGCCAAGGGAATATTTTGTTTCATTAGATTTAGATGGAGCTCCCTTTTCAGCGGCGAGCTCGATCGAAGCCTTAATGAGATAGTAAGACCAAGCTTCGGCGTATGCATGTAGTTTATTCAAACCTTCGTGATTGATATGCTGATAAGTAAGATCATTCCGAGCCAACCAATAAGCGAGATTGATAATACCAATACCAAGGGGTCTTCGTGCCATGGTTGAATTTTTGGCTGCAAGGACTGGATAATCTTGATAATCGAGAAGTTCATCGAGAGCACGGACAGCAAGACTACAAGGACGGGCAAAATCATTTGGTTCTTTAATCTTTCCCCAGTTAATAGCAGCTAGTGTACATAATGAAATTTCACCATCAGGATCATTTAAATCTTTTAATGGTTTAGTTGGTAATGTAATCTCTGAGCAAAGATTGCTCATACGAATAGGTGCTACTTCTTTAATAAACGAACCGTGGTCGTTAGCATGGTCGACGTTTTGAAGATAAATTCTACCAGTGTCCTTACGTTCTTGCATGAAAGATGAAAAGAGATCAATCGCAGGGATTGACTTCTTGCGGATCTTTGATGTCTTTTCATATTTTTCATAGAGTGTTCTAAACTTGTCGCTGTCTGTGAAAAACGCTTCGTACAGGTCCGGAACATCGTGCGGCGAGAATAATGTGATGTTTCCGCCAGTAAGCAGTCTTTCATACATAACCTTGTTGAATTGTACTCCGTAGTCGAGATGTCTGACACGATTATCTTCCGTTCCTTTGTTGTTTTTTAAAACGAGGATGTCCTCGACTTCCATGTGCCATAAAGGGTAGTAAAGAGTTGCTGCGCCTCCACGTACTCCTCCTTGGCTACAACTTTTAACTGCTGACTGAAAGTGCTTATAAAAAGGTATAACACCCGTATGACTAGCATCGCCATTACGGATAGTAGAGCCAATAGCCCGAATACGACCAGCTCCAATACCAATGCCAGCCTTCTGAGAAACGTACTTAACGATCGAAGAAGACGTTGCGTTAATGGAGTCGAGTGAGTCGTCTGTTTCAATAAGAACACACGAACTGAACTGCTTTTGAGGAGTACGAAGACCTGCCATGATAGGCGTAGGGAGCGATATTTCGAAATTAGATACTGCATCATATAAATCTTTAACCCATTTTAATCTGTCAACTTTATAGTTTCTAAACAACACCATAGCAATAAGCATATATGCCATCTGTGGTGTTTCATAATATTTCTTGGTAACACGATTCTTTACCAGATACTTACCCCTAAACTGCTCCATACCAGCATACGTAAGAGTGAAATCCCGCTTATGGTCAATGTAACTGTTAAGTAGTCGCAGATCTTCTGGTCCATACCATGATAAGATCTCAGGATCGTAATATCCTCCATCAACAACTTGTTTGATATGAGTAGCAAGATCAGTAGGATTGAAATCGCCATATACTTCTTTTCTTAAATTATAATTGATTAGATTACCAGCAACGTATTGATAATTAGGTGTTTCTTCATCAATTAAATCTGCCGTAGCTTTGATAAGTGTTTCTTGAATTTCAGTTGATTTGATATTATTATAAAACTGAATTTGAGATCTAATCTCTATTGCACTTTCCGAAACTCCTGTAATTCCTTCACACGCCCATTGAACCACTTTATGAAATTTGTTTAGATCTAATGGTTCTTTAGTTCCGTCTCTTTTAATTACATTTATTGGAGTTGCGATCATTTTTATACCTCTTTATTCATTAATTATTCAGTAATAGATTACTTATAAACTTTTTAAGATATAAATATCAGCGACTGATTCTTATATTATTTTTGAAATTTGAATTTATTTTTTAAAATTATTATAGGAGTCTATTATGATCGATCCAAAAACTGCTGCAAAACTCGGCGAATCATATGGCAAAGGTATAACAGACGCTGTATTTGGTATCGTTGATGTTGTAAAAAATGCACCTGCGCAAAAAGAAGCTAAAAATAGAAAAGTATTAGCTCAAAACAGAATCACCGAAATAAACAATCAAGTTATTAGAAATAATAATGCATTACGAGAACAAGCTATGCGTGAAATCGCTGCTGAACAAGAAGCAGAAATGATTGCACGTATGAGCCCAGCCCAGCGTCAAGCATTCTATCAAGCTAGAGCTGCAGCTGCTCACGAAATTCATAGACTTAAAATTGAAGCACAAAGAAAAAGCGAAGAGTTTTGGGAAATGTTTGGAATTTTATTTTCCATGTTTGTAGTATTACCGTTTTTAGCATGGATAGGATTAATTGTTTGGGGATTATCAGATTTTATGGCATGCCATTCAATGAAAAATATAATTCCTTTGATGTCAGCTATTTGTAGATAAGGAAGTATCATGTCAACAACATCAGATAAAACAGCTCAAATGAGCGAAACATTAGCAGCTAGTGCCAGTAAAAGTGCATTGGTGGAAAAAATTGTATTTGCTGCAGTTCCTATTCTTTTTTCTTGCGTAGTATATTTATTTACTGCATTAAGCGCATCTAACCATTCAATAACAGTATTAGAGAGTAAGATTGCAGTTGTTGTTAATAACGATAACAAAGCAATTCCACCACAGGGTACTACTATCGATATGGCTCAAATTCGCGAATCACTCAATGAGAAAATTGATAAAGTAGAAAAAGATGCAGCTCTTGCAAGAGCAAATATGACACTTGATAGAGAGAAACAGTTAGCTGCTTTAGAAAAACAACGTATGGAAATGATGGCTGAGGCGGCTCAAGCTCGTGCAGCTATTAGATCTGATAGTGCTGCATTATCTAATAAATTAACCAGCGACCTTTCTGATCATGTTGATGCAAATGAAAAAAATTCAGCGTTAGCAAGAGCAGATCTTGATAAGAGAATTGCTCTTATTGAGAAAGATTTGCAGTGGTTAAAAAAGGGAAAATAATCAACCCTCGTAGATAATGTTATCGCATTCTTTACCACTAAACTTTCTAGCTCTAGCCCATTGATTAACTAATCCAGGAGCACGACCATAGGCTTCTATTTCCCATGGCAGTTCCCAGTAGTCTATCTTTTCTGAGTTATATTCTTTTTTGTTAAATTTAACTACATTTCTTTTACGAAGCAATTCGTACATTTCACCCTTGGCCCATTGCTTGACGTGTACAAGTTCATGAGCCAAGGTATTTAAAATTCGACTATATTTCATACCAGAGTCAATACGAACTATGAACTCTTTTGGTCGAATATGATCATCCGTTCCTAAACAATCACCACAGACACCTTGTTTCTCTATCAATTTTTTCTTAAACTGAATTGTAATATCCAGTTTTTCTTGAAGACGTTTGGTAAAGAACTTATCATTAACAAATTCAACTAGATCCTCGATTTGAAGTTTTTGTTTTTTCGAAAAATGACTGATGCCTGTGATCGTAAACATTTATTAACCTTTTGTACGATAGTACATGAGTAGATTATTGTAGTTAATATCTAGATGGTGTAATTTAAGACCCATCAAAAATTCAATATACTTAATCTTTTCTGAGTTAGTTTTTAGTTTTTTAAAGTCGCTAAAAATCATTTCTTTGGTCATTTGCTCTCTCCTATATTATAATAATAGCCTATGTTGGTAAAAAAGTCAAGCGAAATTATTCTGTAAACAACATATCTTTAAGTGAATGAAATTCCTGAGTTATTTGATACCATGCGTCGGTGGCGACTTCCCGATGCTCTTTCTGAGTGCCAATAGACATACGTAACTGACAGTAGTGTATCCAGCTTCGAAGAGAACCAGCCATATAAAGACGAGAGATAGTAAGACCTTCTGGCAAAACTGCACGAGCTTGTTCCTTTGCAATACCATTACGAATTGCCCATTCATATTCTTTTTGTGTATATTCAATTACTATCTTTTGACGCTCATTCCACATGTGTTTGAGCTCTGGATCATCTTCAACTTCGATTGAGTTTTGTCTATTTTTTGTATCTTGGAGACGGGCTTGACGAGTTGTGAATCCGAGGTCTTTGGTTGGGTCCGCATACCTTTGGCTGAACTCTTGGAAAGAAAAGCTACGGTGGCGTAAAATTTGTCTAGCGATATCACGAGTTGTATTAATATCCATAACAATGTGTACCATCTCAAATGGCGACCAGTGTTTATTCTTAATAAGATATTTTAATAAATTTGGTGCTGTTTCATTATTGTTTTGATTAGAAGGATTCGATATCCTTGCTACATATGCAATAAAATCATCAACCGATAAACCACTTGTTGGTCTTGTTACACCAATAATTTTAGCTGTGTTTTTCATCATTAATCCTTTTCACTAAAGTAACACATTTTTGAGCATCATAATTCCACTCAATCTCATCTCCTGGAGCCCAACCTAATTCTACTATCAATTCATCAGGAATAGTAAGAACGAACTCACCATTTTCATCCATTTCTACTGTTGATATATAACTCATGCCTTACTCCACTTTTTTAATGCTAACATAGCAGCCAAATCTTTATATGTGTTCTGATCGATAATATATTTGATAAAATCAGAGCTCAAACCAGCTTTGACCATATCATTAACATCTTTATGTTCGAAGTTATATGGCCATATGACTACATTATAGCCCTGAATAATTGCTTTGTCAATCTTTTTTATTGTTTCTTTAGATCTTGGTTCGTTGTCGTACACTACTACCAAGGAAGTTTTGGCGGACTGAACATTACTGAGAGCAGAAACAAGATCGCCACCAGCAGTAGCAATACTATTAGGGATAAACATAGAATCAATTGGTCCCTCCATCACATAAGTTGTTTTGTTAAAATCTACTGTATCTAAACCATAAAGTTTTGGTATACTTTCATCAATAACGATAGTAATATATTTCAATGGATTTTTAGGATTTAAGGATCTACCTTGAAATGCATGTAAATTGTTATTCTTATCGATAAAAGGAATAAGCAATCTGCTTTCATCTTTATCTAAGGAATCTTGAGAAAATTTATCTGGAATGCATTCATTCGTAAAAGCATAAAAGTTAGGACAAGCAAATAACTTAGCATGATATGGCGTAGGTATCTTACGATCTACAACATACTGTTTCATCCTACTATCTGGAGAAAGTTGACTAATCTTTTTAAGGTTTTTTAAAGGACTACTTTTGATAAAAGATGGCTTCTTCATCTTATCGACGAATGATTCTAAATCAATTTGATGTGGAGATTTTTGATCTTTTAGCTTTTCTAAAACAAACTCATTATAAATGGTCTGATCTACCATCTTGATAAAGTTAGAAACTGCCATCGAAGCATTACAGTTATGACAGTGAAAAGAAGAACGACCTTTACGTTCATAGATATACGCTCTGGCTTTTGAGCGAACTAATTCCGAGTCGCCACAAATGGGACAAGAGAAATTATAAAGACTTGCTGATTTCCGTTTGTAGTTTCTCAAACGAGTGGATAGCATTCCAACGTATTTCTGTTCTAACCAATTCATAAACCATACTCCAATATCATCATCACATATATGATTATACTGTAATATCGAAAAAAAGGCAAGTACTATCTTTAATTAATGTGGCCAAATTTTAAAATAGTTTATAACTTCAGCGACAATCCAAACAGCTACCATTCCGCCACCAATTGCCATCCACATAAATTTTTCCATTTTAGAAATTTTAGCAGACATTTCCATGTGCTGAACTGTAGTATCTTGTCTTAGAGATTTAAGCTCATCAAGAATTTTATTGTCCTGACTTCTCATTGTATTGTATACCTCATCAAATTGTTTGTCAGTTTGTTGTCTACGTTGCTCAACCATTTGCTCTATGTAATCTTGTTGTTTGTCGTGCTGACCAAGGCGTTGTTCGTGCACAGCAATCATACTTTTAAGATCTACAGATATTTCTGTTAATTTTTGCATCCAATTGTCGATCTTATCGAAACGCTGATTGTTATATTCTTGATCAGACATCAGACTGCCTTTCTTTTTAGAATGACATTAAGAGTTTTTTTCTTTCTCCAAGTTACTGGATCATCACCAGTTCCTGGAACACCAACACCAGTATGATTAGCGGCTGCTGGTTCTGCTGCTCCAGCAATTGCTCCATCTTCTTTTAATGGTTTACTTTTAAAAACATTACCGTATTTCTGATCGTATTTTCTCATTATCCGTCCAGCCAGTGCATTAGCATTATCTTCCATGGCTTGCTTGCCATTTTTATGATTTTGCTTTTGTTTAAAATGTGTTAGCTCATGAGCTAATGTTCTCATAATATCAATTGGATGTCTGTCTTTGGTTCTAACTTTAATTGTAGAATCAGAAGGATTAAACATCCCAAAAGTTTTTTTAGAATCTATATCATTACTAACAAATTGTATTGGCGGACATACTGTCAGCTTTAATTCTTTTTGTGCAAAAGAAATAAAATGTTTAATCAGAACAGTATTAGATCTATTCAATTTATAGTTTCCTTAATATATCGATAATTCGTTCATCCATTGGTATTAATGATGTATCAATAACATTTTCGTTTCTAATATCATATAATCTTTCGGGCAGAACATTTAATAAAACCAAAAAAGGTTTAACATAACTGAATTGATTTTTCATTTTCAGATAAAGAATACGACAAAGATGATCAGAAGAAAATAAATTACTCAAAACAATAAGATGATTCAATATCAACCTATCTTTTAATTCACCACTTTCAGTATATCTAGTCAGTAATTTCTTAATGTATTTAATACGTTTCAAATCTTCAATAAATTCCTCAGTAGTTTGGCATTGAGGATTATCATAATGTTTGGCAGCATAAATCAAAAAGTTATCATCATTTAATTTTTCATGCATTAAGTTAATCTAATTTGTACTGTACCGTTGCTATTATAGTATAATCCTTTTACTGGAATGCCAGCAGTGTTTGCCACCGAATCATTCGCGTATGGACCTGTGATAGTAGATGAAATAAAATTGTTTACTGCAATTGTTTGTAAATTAGCAGCCCCAGCTGGATTGCTGAGAACCAACAGCCTATCGCTATAAGATACGCTGTTGGTTACATTTAATTGTGACGATCTTTTGGCGTCATTTGCCATAATATATCCTGACTATTAGACTACGGCTGCGTTAGTAGCATTCGAAGTTGGGTTAGCAGCACCAGTAACACCAGTAGAAGATGTACCGCTGACACCAATTGAACTCATTGCTACAAGAGTCTCATAGTGAACACGACCAGCACGACCGCCAGTACCTTCACGACGAACAACCCAACCAGCGTGAGATACTTGTGGATAAGTTGTATTAACATCAAGATAACCAGTAGCAGTATCGCCCTTGAATGTATGAGTTTCAGCAGCGCCCAATACGCGAGTATCGGTAATTGTGATATTTGCACCAGTTGCAGTTGCAGCTAATTTAATAACTGTTGTATTGGCAAACGAAACATAATAGTATGTGTTACCCACTAGTGGAGCAATTGGAGTATTTGCAGTAGGAACGCCGTAGAATAGACGATCACCAACCTGCCAGAATGAATTAGCAGTAGTGATGATAAATGAGCTATTCGCAGCGCCAGCAACAGTACCGTTAGCGAAACCAGTTGAGTTTGCTGTGATATTAATTGCAGCAGGAGCAGCGATTGCAACAGTTGGAGCAGTTACGTAACCAGAACCTACAGTTGAAATATTAAGTGCATCGATTTTACCAGCGTTAGTTGTTGTATTAGCATGAGCATTAACAACACCACCAGTACCACCGTTTGTTACAGTAAGAGTAACAGCAGCGTTAGTTTGATAGCCTGAACCACCGAATGATACAACACCGATAGCAAGGTTGCCACCACCAGTGATAGCCATTTGTGTAGTATTAACAGCAAAAACACCAATCGCCATGCCTGGAATAAATGCACCAGCTGTAGTATTGCCATACATGGATACGTCGACGTTAGCACGTGATCCAGGTGATGTGTTACCAAAGTGTGCGTTTGCATCCATGCTTACTGGATTAGAGTTAGATCCACCACTACCTTTAGCAAGAGCGTAAGTACCAATCGGTGCGCCGTTTGATGACTCTTTAGTAGTAGATGAATTGGCTGTTACAGATTGATCGTTACGACCCCATTGTGCCATTTTAAGTCCTCCTTAAGGAATTGTTTTCTATTATTTATAATTTTTGAACCGTGATCATATCGGAAGTATAAGAGTAATGGTGATGTGTGTTACTAAGTCTTCTTTTCGGCACATCACCAACAAAATTCTTATAGGAAGAATTTGCTGCTATAAACTTATCCACATTGATATAATGGTGATTATTAGCAGTTGACATTATTCTTTAGACCCACCAATTTTTGATGAACCACCAAGGCTAATGCCACGTTTAGGGTCTTTTATAGCTTTTCCAGTATTTACAGTTTGCATAAATCTATCATGTGAATGATGTAAGCTATTTTGGATATCTTCTTTATCAGAAGGTCTTGGAGCATTTGCCATCATTTTATTTGCTTTTGCAACATGTCTAGTGTGAACTTTATGCGTTTTGCCATCAGCAAATGTTAATGTATGGTAATCACCAACTGGACGTTTTCTAAGATCAACAGCAAATTTACCGCTACCTGCCTTTACGTCTGTTTCATCATCATCATGTTTTTTAGCTTCGTTAACATTTTCTTCTTTCATTGAACCAAAACCAAGTTTATTCCAATGACCTTTATGAATGTGTTGAAGAACAAAATCACGAGGATCTGTATCCATGCCATGAAGATGATGTTTTAGACCTT